TGGCCAGGTTTGCCGATCTGGTGGAGGCCTCTTCTGGGCATGAAGTCGTGCTCGAACGCCCAACGTCAATTATTGAGGAGATCCGTTTTGGCGGATCCGCGCCTGTCTTCCTCGGTCCGCGCTTGGGGTGGCGCATGGTTAGAGAGTGGCATAGGGTTTTGTCTTCGGCCCTATCATCACATATCTACCTGCGTGAGCCCAAGTTCGCCCGGCGGTGGATGTCTGGGGTTGCCCAGTGCGAGCTTTCTCTGGCTCGTGGCGTGCCCATTCTTCAGGAATGGGCCGTAACTACCATACAGACTTTGGGACCCGTGAAGGCTATCAAGGATGATTTCCTGCGTGACTATTCTTTTCTTGGCGCGAGTCGTGCGGAGCTGGACGCAGCCGAACCAGTGGCTATGTGCGCCCGGATATCCTTTGAGAAAGCGTTCGGGATTGATGTTGAGACACAACTTGCTTACGAGCTCTCGTATCGGCTTAGGCCTGGGCTCGCGTACCAACATTTCAGTCCCGTGTCGTTTGATGATTGGCTTGGCGAGGTGGGCGTACATGAAACCTGGCGGCAAGGTTAGTTCACGGGGTGAAGACCACACCGCGTGTTCAGCGGTGGGCGTGGGCGCGTGGCAGTTGGCACGGGCTATTGGGCGAGGGACGTTTAGGGCTTTACAATCCCACTACCCTTCGGGGCCACCAAACTATGGGGAGGTGGTTAAACAGGTCTGAACCGCTCTTACGGTTTCGTGTGTCATGCAAAGTCTCATACGTGCGCGTCCCTGAGCGCTGCCCCCTGAGGCCTGCGGCCGCTGTGGCTAGGTGTGGTTGGAGCTGATGTGACACGGGAGGTTTCACGCCCGTAGCCGAAAGGTGGCTGCACGGTTTGGCATACCGTGCTGGAATGAGTGCCAGGCTTTAGATTGGTGTGCCTTTGCTAAAACACCATGGCGTCCAGTGCGTCTTCCCTAGCTAAAATCTTCGGTGGGCTGCTAGGGAACTGCAATTGTTTAC